GATACAGGCACTTGTAGCAGATATACCTGTAGATGAGTGGGCAGAGCCAATGGAAGACCATCTGTGTCAACCTTGGGATTGCGAAGCTAGAAACCATAGTGTCATTGTTATGGATAGGGTCAGTTCTTCCCCATGGCTCTGTAAAATAGACAATGCATTTTATACTGCGAAGTATTTATTCACAGTAGATTATACTGAGAGCGATATAGCAGATGACCCTGCACAACACAAACAATCACACGTGATGTATTTGTTGGATGCAGGAAAGTGGACAGGCAATATAGTTGCATTACCAAATAACAGAGTTAGAGCAACAAGTCCTGCATTATGGGTTACAGGCGAAGGTGCTCCTGACTTTGCTCCTTCTCAATGGACACACTCAGCAGAAGCACATGAGTCGTATCTAGACCCTTTTACAACATTTAACAATCTATATTCCGATGGTAGCCAAGTTAGAAACAATAAGAAAAAAAATAAGAAATAAAAAGAAACTTGGCTTTTCTGAAAGAGCTAGAGCAGTAAGCAAAGGATTATTACCAAGTGCCGCTAAAAAAAGGAAAAAGTCAAAAGGTAGTAAGTAGTAATATAAGAAAGATAAAGAAAGAGGGTAAACCTCACAAACAAGCAATAGCTATTGCTCTTACTACTGCAGGATATAAACAGTCTAATTTAAAAAAAGGACCTAAGAAAGATAGACTTGTTAAACTACTTATGAAAGCTAGACGTGACGTTGGACAGGCTTTGAAAGAAAAGAATAAAACAAAAGAACGTCTAGCTAGAAATAGAGTGCAAAAATATAAAGTAGCTTTAGGAGAGAGAAGTGGCAGCAAAAAAACGTAAGAGCAAAAGCACTGTTAACAAAGCAGGTAACTACACTAAACCTGCTTTACGTAAAAGAATATTTAATAGAATAAAAGCAGGTGGTAAGGGTGGTAGACCGGGTCAGTGGTCAGCTAGAAAAGCTCAGATGTTAGCCGCGGCTTATAAGAAAGCAGGTGGAGGATATAGAAACTAATGCCACATTATACTAAACCATTAAGAAAAGTTATAGGTAAACTAAAGAAAGCATCTAAGGCTCATGCTAAACAAGCTAAAGTTTTAAGTAAAATAGAAAAAGACCAAAGAACAAGGTACAAGAGCACTCATGGCAAAAAGAAAAAAAAGTGACCCTAAAGTCGGCACAGGTAAAAAACCAAAGGGTAGCGACAGAAGACTGTATACGGATGAAAACCCTAAAGACACAGTTAGCATCAAGTTCGCCACACCTGCAGATGCAAGA